TTAGATCCATTTCAACAAAATTTAATGGACAATATGATGGATTATAAAAATTGGTTTGTTGCACAATCAAGAATGGGATACTCGGCTACGATAACCGTATATGATAAACCTACTGTTTGTTTTGGTTTTATACCGTTATGGCAAGGTGTAGCAGAGGCATGGATGTTAGTAGATGTCGATATTCGTACCAAAACAGTACCGTTTTTACGGAATACAAAACACATATTTCTTGGGATTGGTTCTATTATGGGACTACATAGACTGCAAATGTATGTACATGAGCATAATCAACGTGCTATAAGGTATGCAGAGTATGCAAAATTTAAACGTGAGGGTTTGTTAATGAATTATTCGCCAATCAAAGAAAACTATTATTGTTACGGAAGGTTATATTAAATGGGTGGATTTTTTTCAAAACCAAAAATAGCAGCACCGTCAAGAAGGATAGACGATAATCAAGAGGCTGAGAGAAAAAGAATAGCTGAAGAAAAAAGAACAAAACAAAGACAATTACAAGCTAGAATGAGAGCAAGACGTAAAGGTGGATTACGTATGCTTTTATCTGAGGAAAGAGAAAATGCTTCTCAGGGATTAGGTAGCACAGACTCTTTAGGATAATATGGAAAGACTTACAGCAGAAGAAGTTTATAAAAGAGCAGAAAAAGCTTACAGTAAAAAAGAAAACTGGAGAGATATATACGAAGAGTGTTATGAATACGCTTTACCAGAACGTAATTTATATTCTGGATATTATGAAACAAGAACTCCTGGGCAAAACAAATCAAAACGAGTGTTTGATTCCACAGCAATTTATTCTACACAGAGGTTCGCAAATAGGTTACAGTCCTCACTTTTCCCTCCCTATAGGAATTGGTGTAGATTAATTGTTGGGGATAATGCAAAAGTAGAATTAGAAGATGAGCAAAAACAAGAATTACAAACAGCATTAGATGTTTATACCGAGCAAATGTTTACATTGATACGTCAAACAAACTTTGATTTATCTATGTCTGAAATGTTATTGGATCTAGCTGTAGGTACTGGAGTTATGTTAATACAACCAGGAGATGACGAAGTACCGATACGTTTTGAAGCTGTACCACAATACTTAGTAGCATTAGAAGAAGGACCGTATGGTAGAGTAGATAATGTTTATAGAAGACATAAAATGAGAGGATCTGTTATTACACAACAATGGAAAGATGCTGTAATACCTCCTGAATTACAAAAAGATATTGATGATGATCCTAGCAAAGATTTAGAATTAATTGAAGCTACAGTATATGTTCCTGAAAGTGGAATGTATTGTTATCATTTATTACATAAAAAAACAACAAAAGGTAATACGATAAGTGAATTAGTATATCGTAAAATGGAAAACACTCCTTGGGTAGTTTGTCGATACAGTAAGATTGCTGGTGAAGTAATGGGAAGAGGTCCATTAGTGTCTTGCATCTCCGATATAAAAACTCTTAATAAAACTAAAGAATACATACTTAAAAATGCAAGTCTAGCTATAGCTGGTGTATATACTGCTAAAGATGATGGAATATTAAATCCACAAAATATACAAATAAAACCAGGGAGTGTTATATCTGTTGCATCAAATGGTGGCGCACAAGGTCCGAGCCTACAACCTTTACAAAGATCCTCGGACTTTAATGTCGGTCAAATCACTATGAAAGATCTCCAAGATAGTATTAAAAAACAATTGTTAGATGACGGACTGCCACCAGATGATATGTCAGCAAGAAGTGCTACAGAAATTGTAGCAAAGCAAAAAGAATTAGCACAAAATTTAGGATCTGCATTTGGACGTTTAATTACTGAGGCATTAATTCCTATTGTAACGAGAGTGCTGCAAGTTATGGATGAACAAAAAATTATTGAAATGCCAATGAAGGCTGATGGCAAAGTTATAAAGGTAGTACCTCAATCCCCATTAGCCCAGGCACAAAATATGGATGATTTGCAAAGCGTAATACAGTTTATGCAAATTGTTCAAGGTGTTGGACAAATAGGACAGGTAGCAATTAATCAAGACAATGCTATAGATTTTATTGCAGATAAATTAGGAATACCTGGAAGTATATTAAATAGTAAACAAGAAAGATTAGCTATAGTACAACAATTAACACAGACAGCAATGCAAGCACAACAACAAGGTAATGAACAAGTACAGGAGGTAGCAGAAAATGTCATGGGATAGTTTAAATGATGCGCCAGAAATTATAGAACAACCAATATCAGATGATGACTTATTAGTAGCTAAAGTTTTTGTAACTAAAGATGGTCAGGAATTATTAGATTTATTAAAATTACGTACCTTAGACCAACCTACTTTTGTCCCAGGAGATGATCCTAGTTATGGATATTTTAGAGAAGGACAAAATTCTATCATTAGAGAAATTATACAAAAAATTAATCGTGTCCAAAATAGAAAATAAGAAAGGAAAAAAACTATGGCTGATGCTGAAACAAAAAGTGAAGAAGTATCTCAAGAACAAATTGATGAAAATAAACCATTATTGGGGAACACAGAAGAGCCAGAAAAGCTGGATGATGAAACAGTTAGTGAAGCACCTCATATCGAAAAAGAACCAGAAGTAAAAACAGAAAAAACTGAAAGACCTGATGATGTACCTGAACAGTTTTGGGATGAAAAAAAAGGCGCTGTAGATGTAGATGCTTTAACAAAAAGTTATAACAATTTACGTGAAAAAATGAGTCAGGGAAAACATAAGGCTCCAAAAGATGGAAAATATAATACTGATTTTATAAAAAAAATTGATGAAGAAAATTTTGAAGAAATAGAAAAAGATGATATGACACAAGATTTTTTAGATATAGCAAAAGAAGAAAACATGTCGCAAGAAGTTGTAGAACGTTTGTTTAATTTTTATATGAAACAACAAGGATTAATAGATCAAGAAATACAATATAAAAGAAGTGATGAAATAAAAAAACTTGGACGTAATGCTGATGGAATTATACAGAACATGGATAATTGGTTAAATGCATTTCATAAATCTAACACAATAACAACAGAAGAAAGAGAAGCTGTAGCAAATGCATCTACTAATGCATTATTTATATCTGCATTAAATAAAATTCGTAAAAGTTATGGGGAAAAAACTATACCATCTTTAACAGTTATAGAAGGAAATAAAGTTAGTATGGATGATGTTAAAGAAATGATGAAAGATGATCGTTATGGCAAAGATCCTGAATTTACGCAAAAAGTTGAAAAGCACGTATATGATATTCATGGTGAAAATTACTAACTGTACGTTACCTATTTATCCATTTAACTATGTACCGTAGTTGTACGGTTTACCTATTTTTTATAATTTATATTTAGCTGACAAGCGAAAGCCCAGCTAAGTGGTACTAAGTACAAGTAACTAGCCCTGTAGGATAACTAGATGCGTTTTATTTTTTTATTAACTATGAAGGGATTTTGAATATGGCAATAAACGTAAGTAATGCTTTTATTACTCTCTTTGATTCTGAAGTAAAACAAGCCTACCAAGGAGCTAGAAGTTTAGCTGGTCTTGTTAGAGAAAGAAGTGGAGTAGTAGGAAATACTGTTCGTTTTCAAAAAATTGGAAAAGGACAGGCACAAATAAGAACACCTCAGACAGATGTTACCCCTCTCAATGTAACTTACAGTAATGTAAGCGCTACAATGACAGATTTTATATCTGCTGAGTATACTGATATTTTTCATCAACAAAAAGTAAACTTCCAAGAGAGAAGTGAATTAGTACAAGTAGTTTCTACTTCTATCGGTAGAAGAATGGATCAGGTTTTAATTGATTCAATAGTAGCTGGTTCACCAGGAACAACTATAGCTAATACTGTAGCTGAAGATGGTACTTCTGGAAGTGCTAGTGGATTAAACTTAGGTAAACTAAGAGAAGCTAAAAAAGCATTAGATGCTAAGAATGTTCCAACAGAAGGAAGAACATTGTTAATACATGCTAATAGTTTATCTGCGTTACTAGGTTCAACTACTGTAACAAGTGCAGATTTTAACTCTGTAAAAGCCTTAGTAGACGGAAGTCTAGCTACTTTTCTTGGTTTCAATATCGTTACTATTGGTGATAGAGATGAAGGTGGTTTAGCAATAGACGGATCTAGTGATAGACCTGTTTATGCATTTCACAGAGATGCAATCGGTATGGGGATCGGAATGAATCAAACAAGTAGAGTAGATTACATTCCTGAGAAGACCTCATTTTTAGTAGCAAGTATGTTCAGCGCTGGAAGTGTAATGATTGATGGCGAGGGACTTTGCAAAATTGTAACCAGAGAATAGGAGTATAACATGGCTTTTGTAAGAGCAGATTTTAGTCCATTAGGTGGTCAAAGTAAAGCTGGCAATACACCAGCATTGTATGTGTATACAACTACCGAAGCACATACAGCTGTAGATGCTAGTGGTTACTTTAACGATTTAAGCGACACACTATCCGTAGGCGATATGATTATCGTTCATGGAGCAACTGGAGGCACTAGAACAGTAACAATGCATATTGTTGTATCTAATGCATCTGGAGTAGTAGATGTAAGTGATGGCACAACAATAGGTGCTGTTTCTGACTCTGACTAATATTATAACTGGGGATATGGTTTAACTGTATCCCCAATAAAAAAGGTTTATTATGGCTACAGGTGATACCAAACTTTCAATATGTTCAGACTCATTAATTATGTTAGGTGCATCTCCTCTTAGTTCATTTTCCGAAGGAACCGACTCAGCACAAATATGTGATAGATTATATGATGATACCAGGGACGTAGTTTTACAAATGTATCCTTGGTCGTTTACATATAAAAAATCACAATTAGCTAGAACAACAAATACACCTACAAACGAATATCAATATGAATATACTTTACCTTCTGATCGCTTAGGATCAGGAGTACGTGCTATTTATAATAGCAGCGCTGTTGGAGCAATACCTATAATAGCTTGGGAAGTTTTTGGTACAGCAGTATTTACTAACGAAACAACAGTTTATGCAGATTATCAGTTTCGTCCTAGTGAAGATATTATGCCTACATATTTTGTACAATTACTAAAATATTGGATGTCATGGCATATTGCTGAGGCTGTTACAGATCAATTAACAAAAGCAGATTATTTTAAACAAATAGCGTGTGGTTTACCTTCTGAAAATATGAGAGGTGGAATGTTTAGACAAGCAACACAAATTGACTCACAAAGTAGACCTTCCTGGTCAATTGATGATTTTGATTTAACGGCTGTAAGATAATGAAAAAGAAAAGAAAATTTTATAAAGATTCAGCACAAATTAAAAGACAAAAAAGAGATACGCAAATAATTATGGCATCACAAGGTAAGCTAAAAAGTTTTGAAGAGTTTAAAAAATTTATGGAAAAAAAAAGGAAGGAAATAAATGAAAAAGGGATATCACAAGACTAAAAGTGGAGGTACAGCAAAAAAAGGATTGTACTATAATATCAATCAAAGAAAAAAAGCTGGCACCTCTAGAACAAAAAAGAAAAGCACAATAACATCTAAGGCTTATTCTAATATGAAATCAGGATTTAAAAAGAAAGGATAATGGTAGCAAAAAAATATCAAAATCCATCTGGTGGTTTAAATGATGCTGGTAGAGCATATTTTAAAAGAAAAGAAGGCAGCAATCTAAAAAAACCACAAAGTAAAGGTAAAGATGGTAGACGTATATCTTTTGCAGCTAGGTTTGCTGGAATGAAAGGACCAGAACGTGATAGTAAAGGAAGACCTACTAGGTTGTTATTAGCTTTACGTAAATGGGGATTTAGAAGTAAAGAAAGTGCTAAAAAATTTGCATCAAGGAATAAAGCTTGAGTAGAGTAATACAAATACAAACAAACTTCAGTATAGGTGAATTAGATCCATTATTGCGTGGTCGTGTAGATTTAAAACAATATTATAATGCTTTACAATCTGCAACGAATGTATTTATACAGCCACAAGGTGGAGTAAAAAGAAGAGATGGATTAAAGTTTATTACAGAATTACCAAGTGCTGGTAATCCACAAAATGGTGTACGTTTAATACCTTTTGAGTTTAGTGCAGATGATAGTTATATGTTTGCATTAGTAAATCAAAGAATTTATATTTTTAGAAATCAGGCATTAGTTACTAACATAAATGGTACAGGTAATGATTTTCTTGCTATTAGTTCTATTACATCAGCTATGCTTACTAAGATACGTTACGCTCAGAGTGCCGATACTATAATATTAGTACATGAAGATTTATCTCCACTAAGAATAATACGTGGAGCAGATCATAACTTGTGGACTATTTCTACAATTGCATTTAGTAATGCGCCTAAACATGCGTATACATTAACAACTTCAAATCCAAGTGCTAATATTACACCTGATAAAACTTCAGGTAATATAAAAATAACAGCAAGTTCAGGAATATTTGCATCTAGTAATGTTGGTCAATATATAAATATTTTATCTAATTACGGAAGGTTGCGCATTGTAGAATTTGTAAGTTCTACAGAAGTAAAAACTACAGCAGAAATTAATTTATTTGATACTACAGCAGTAGCATCTGGTGATTGGGAATTAGAAACAGGGTATGAAGATGCTTGGTCTGGTTCTAGAGGTTATCCAGTATCCGTTACATTTCACGAAAGTAGATTATACTTTGGTGGTAGTAAAGGACAGCCAACTACATTTTGGGGAAGTAATGTTGGTGATTATTTTAATTTTGAATTTGGTGAAGGATTAGATGATCAATCTGTTACAGGTACTATAGTTACAGAAAGTTTAAATGCTATTGTAGATATTTTTAGTGGTAGAGATTTACAAATATTTACAACAGGTGGTGAATTTTATATACCACAAACTACTAATGAACCTATTACACCAGGTAATTTAACTGTTCGTGTCGGTACTAGAAATGGTATTAAACAAGGTGTACCTGTAGCTGGATTAGATAGTGGTACAATTTATGTTCAACGTTCTGGTAAATCATTAAATGAAATGTCATTTACAGATACAGAGTTAGCTTATACTACTGCTAATATATCTTTACTTAGTTCACATTTATTAAACGTTCCTGTAGATATGGCTATACGTAGAAGTACGTCAACAGAAGAAACAGACAGATTATTTGTAGTAAATTCAGCAGACGGATCTATAAGCGTATACTCTATACTAAGAAGTCAAAATGTTATAGCACCAAGTCAGTTTACAACAAGTGGTAATTTTTTAGCTGTAGGTATAGATGTAGATACGACTTATGTAATTGTTAAAAGAACAATAAATAGTGTTGATAAATATTTTGTTGAAATATTTGATAATACATTACATACCGATAGTGCAGTATATGTAACAGGCACAAACGCAACAGCAACAGCTAGTCATTTAGTATCTACTACAGTAGATGTTTTAAATGATGGAAATGTTGAATCACAACAAACTACAAATGGTAGTGGTCAAGTAACATTGACTAGAACAACAGCTAGTAATTATGAAATGGGAATACCTTTTACTATTAATATACAAACTATGCCTGTGCAACCAAATACATCAGGAGCAGTAAGTCAAAAGGGTTTTAAAAAAAGAATATTAGAAGTAAATGCAGATGTTTTTAAATCCAAATCTATGAAAGTAAACGGACAGTTAGTAGCATTTAGAAATTTTGGAGAGGATGTTTTAGATACACCTGTACAAGAATTTACAGGAGTAAAAACAGTCGGTCCATTATTAGGTTTTGATAAAGAAGGAACAATAACAGTAACCCAAGATGCGCCATTAGATTTAAATATATTGGCGCTAGATTATAAAGTGAGTTTAGGACAATAATATGCAATATGTAGCAGCAGCTGGAACAGCAATAGCAGCTTACGGTCAATACCAGGCTGGTAAGTTTCAAAGAGATATGTACAATCAACAAGCCCAACAAGCAGAGATGGAGGCAAAGCAAAGAGCAATAGAGTATGAACAAAAAGCATTAAATGTACTTGATGATACTTTACGTAGTGTTGCTTCAATAAACGCAGCTGCTGGTAGCGCTAATTTAGATCCTTTTTCTGGATCAATAGCAAATTTAACAAGTTACGCATTATCTAGTGGATACAAAGATTTTACTACATTAACAAGAGGATCTGAAATAACTCAAGACATGGGAAGTTATCAAGCTGGTATTTACAGAGCATCAGGAAAAATGGCTTATCAAACAGGAGTATATAATGCTATAGGAACATTAGCAATGGGAGCTGCTCAATCTGGTTCTACAGGACCAAGTAATCCAGGTGGTGGTGAAGGTTTTGGAGGTAGTGGTTCACAAGGTTACGGATACGCACAGGTTAATTAATGGCAAGATATAATCCATATACTTCAGGTAAAATATCCTTAACAGGAGTACAACGTATTGATAATTCTGCTGGTAGAGAGAGTGTGCGTATGGCTAATACTATTGCACAACAGGCTAGTCAAATAGCGCAATTTGCATTTAGTCGTTATGAAAAACAAGCAATAGCCGAGGCTAAAAAAAGAGGTGCTACAAATCCAGAACAAACATTAAAACAGTTTGAAGGTAAAACCCCTACCTCATCTGCCGATATTGCGCAATTTGATTCAGCATTAACTATATCTGCTGGTAACGTAGAAGTTAATACATTAAAAGAAATGGCAAAAGCTGTATCAGATGCAGAGATAAACAAAACAAATCCAAGTGATTTAGCAAAAACCTTAGACGCAATAAGGTTAGGATCTGTTAATGCTATAAGTAAATTAAATCCTATAGTCGGACAAAACTTAAATTTTTCTTTATCTAAAACAGCTAATAATAATTTTATAAGTTATAGCAATTCATACGCAAAAGATCAGCAAGAAAAATTAGCAACACTTGCTATAGAAAATACAGAAACAAAAGTACAATTGTTAGAACAACAAACAGCACTTTTATTAAATACAAAAGATTTTGATGCAAAATTAAAAACAGATATAGATGAAATTAAAGCATATTATTTTGCTAATAATGTATCACCATCTAATATTACTACTAAGGTATTAGCATATAAAGAAAGAATACATAAAGCACGAATAAGAAATGAATTTAGAAAAAGCACAAACAAACAAAAATATTTAGAAAAATTTACTAACGATAATGGACAGTCTATATCTAGAGGTATATCAGATGCCGATAGAAAATCTATGACTGGAGAAATGAACTCTGAGTTATCAAGAATAGATAGTGCAAATAGTTCATTAATTAATAATCTAAGTAAAAAAGTAAAAGATATAGGTAAAACATTATCTCAAGGATTAGAAATAGGATCTTCTTTAGATGATATAGAAAGACTTATAGAACCGTTATCTAACAATGATAATAAAATAGAATTACAAAATGAAATAAAAGAATTAAAAGCTATAAGTCCTATACTAACAAATTTTAGAAATTTAGATATTCCAGGTATGACAAAACAAATAGCATTTTTACAAGATGCTATTGAAAATGATAATAATGTTTCAGCTATAGAAAGAGAAATACTAGAAGATGTAAAAAAAATTAAAAAAGATCGAGAAACTTTTATAAAACCTTTAGAAACAGATATTACAGAATTAACTGAAATTTTTTCAGAAGGCATGAAACCTAATAAAGAATTTATGGATGATGTTCGTGCAAGAGTTATACAATCTAACGAACCATCATTAGTAGAAAAATTTGATAACATGGTTGCTTTATATGAAACGACTGAAGTTATAGAGGCATTACCTTTAGTACAAGGAAAAAAATTATTAGATAAAATTAATCAACAAGTTAGACAAGATGGTGTTACACCTGATGAAAAAAAACAAATAGAAATATTAAAAAAAGTACAGAGTAATAAAAAAGAACAATTAAAAAAAGATCCTGTAGCATTTTATCAAAATACTAATAACAATACGTTTGTAGATTTTCCTGAGATAGATATGGAAATGATGTTGAGTAATACAAATGAAACACAACAAGACAAACAAATAAACAACACTATAACAAATAGAATAAATTACATGGAGGCTGTAGCAAATAAAAATGGTACTCCATTTAAAATATTGTCTAATGAAGAAATAGAATTTATAGAAAATAAATTAGAGTCAGGTAATAACGCAGAAGATGTAAATACGTTACGTATTATTGGTAATCGTTTTGGTGATAATTCAACAGATATATGGGAGCAATATTTTTCTGATGGCAAAGGAGTTAAAGCTAAAGAATATGCTCACATGGGTTTATTATCTAGCATTAATCCTAAAGCAGTAAATGAAGCATTAAATGGTTTTGAAGTAATAGAAAATAAAGATTTTAAGTTTGATATAGGAGAAGGATCTGATTTTACCAGGCATGCTGTAAATCATTTAAATAGAATGGGATTACCTACTGATGATCGTTCAGCTGTAATAAGTGTTGCTACAGCAATATATATACAAAGAGAATCTAAAGAAGGCAAATCAGGAACAGCATTAACATTTAGACGTAAAAAGTTTGAAGAAATTGTTAATGAAGTTGTAGGAGGTGTAGATAATACTGGAGGTTTTTTTGAGTACAATGATGTACAAACTATATTACCACCAGGACTAAGCAAAGATGGTTTAGATGATTTACTAGATAATGCAACAAAAGAAGAATTTGAATTATCTTTATTGACAACAGACGGATTACCTACCGTAGCATATTTTGAAAGTAACAATGAGTATAAACCATTTACAGATTATGAAGATTCAATACAAGGAAATATACATTTACAATTATACAAACCACATAAAGGATTATATTCAGTAAGCCTGGATCCTGAAGGACAACAAACTTTATATGGTAAAAATGGTCAACCAGTAATATTTGATATTAGAAAATTAGCAGATGTACGTACAGCTAGAATAGATGATCTTAGACAAACAGAAATAATAGAAAATAGAAAAAAAGAAATACAACAAATGGAGAAAAAAATTATGGAAAATTATACAATTAAAACACCTTACGCAAGTGGTAAACCTATTATCCAAACTGCTGTA